TAAGGATCTGAATATGCAGATGACTGGTTCTGAGTACAAAGCAATGACTCAGAGCACCATGATGGTCGCAAGCTACGCAGTTGGACACGGTATCCTCCGTCCCGATTGTGCAGTATCGCTACTTCATGACGGCAACCCTTGGTAAATACTTAGGAAAACCGAATACAATAAGGGGAGGCGTAATGTTTCCCCTTTTGTTTATATATGGCAACAACCAAACTACAAGGAGTAAATACTCTTCTTTCAATTATTGGGGAAGCTCCCCTAAACCAGCTCACTCCTCCTCTTACTGGAGACGCAGCTTTAGCAGAAAGAGTATTAGATGAAATAAGTACAGAAGTTCAAGGAGCAGGTTGGTCTTGGAACACTATGGTATATAAGGAAATACCTTTAGATGGAAATGGGCATTCTACTCTTGGTTCTAATACTCTTGCTATTCGTTTCAATCCCTTATCTTACCCTTCACAGAGGTTTGTTCTACGTGGTATTAAACTCTTTGATCGTGTAGCAAATAGTTATGATTTAAGAGGAAGCTTAGGTGTAGCTCTAACTGGTGGAACGAGTGATCTTATTGCAGAAATAGTAGAAGAGTTAGCTTGGGATGATATACCTGAAACAGGTAAAAGATATATAACGATTAGAGCTGGTAGAGTATTTGCTAATAGGGCTGTTACTTCTCAGAGTATAGAAAGCTACACAGCAGATGATGAAGAGAACGCTCTTCAAATTTTAAAGCGTACTGAAGACATGGCTCAAAATAATAACTTCATCAGTGGTCCTGATGATCTATATGGAGGTCGTGTGCAGACAACATTTGGTCCTGATATTCTTGATCGCTAATGTCTAGAGAACTTTTTAACCAAGTCATTGGCCCATTGAATAAAGGGGTCAACCAACAAGCAACTAGTTTCGTTTTACCTGGGTTCTCTAAAACTCTTGAGAACGGTAACTGTGATTTGGTGGAGGGTCTCAAGAAAAGATTAGGTACTGTTCCTCTTAAACAGATTGATACTCTTACTAAATATGATGGTCACGGTACTCCTGGTAATAATTTAACTGGAACTATTAAATGGGATGAAGCTTGGTACTACGTTTACAACAGAAGTGACGCAGAAAGATTTGTTCTAGTAATAGGAGACGACAGTAAAACTGTAACTCCTACTGGTAACACAACTAACAACAGTGCTGTTATAGCTTCTGTTAGTAGTATGACGGATATATTTGTAGGGGCTACTGTAACAGGATCTGGTATTCCAACAGAAGCGACTATAAGTGAAATAGGTACTAACGCTATTACTCTAAATAAAGACTGCACAGCTTCAGCTTCTGGAGTTACTTTAACTATTTTAGCTAGTAAAACTTTTGTAACTGGAGTAGCAAACGTTGAACCTATTAGTGGAATACTCCCAACTGTTGTACCAGTACAGCAGATTTTTGCTGGTATAACTACTACTAATCTTGAATACTTAAGAGGTTCTGGTAGAGCTAGAGACAGGTTTAGAGCTACATCCTTTCAAGACAACGTATTCATAACTAATATTCAAAAGAAGTGTGAGTTCGATAGCTCAGAAACTCTAACTAGGTACAACATAGGTCTTGTAAGTAGTAGCTATGTACCAATTAAGGCTCAGATAAACGTTAAGTTAATTGACTACGCTACTAAATATGAATGTGATATAGAGCTAGATAACGGAGATACAATTTCAGCAAACATTACAACAGCTACGTTATCTTCAGGAACAGCACTCAGTACTCAAACTATTGCAACAGATTTAAAAGATGCTATAGATACAGCAGACAGTAGTAACCATCTAACGTTCTCAGTACAGGGTTCTCAGATATTAGTAGGTTTAGCTAGTGCTTCTAGATATTTCAAAAGTTTTGTAGTCTCTGATGCTAGAGGTAATACTTTGATGTCTGGTTTCTCTAATCAGGTAACCAGTATTCTTGATCTACCTACTACATCTTGGGAGGGTTACTCAGTTATTGTTGCTCCTGATGGAGCTGCTGGTGAAAGTTCTTACTACTTAAAATTCAACGCAGAAAACGTAACTACTTCTGGTACTTATGGTAGAGGTTCTTGGGAAGAGCAAGGAGCTTGGGGTACTAAAGGTTTGATTGATGCAGCTACAATGCCTCACGCTTTCCTTTATTACAAAAACTCTAACGGTTTAACTAGGTTTACTCTTCAACCAAAGAACGGTACTACCTATACAGATGGTACACACTCAACTGTTCTTAAAAAATGGACTGAACGATTAGCAGGTGACACAGATAAGATGGAACCTCCATCGTTTATGGATAGAAAGATTACAGATATTGTGTTCTTTAAAAACCGTCTTGGATTTATAAGTGGAGAGCACGTCATCCTTAGTGAGGCCGGAGCTTATTACAATTTCTGGATTCAATCAGCTTTACAAGTTTTAGATACAGACCCTATAGATTTAACAGCAGTTAGTAACGACGTAGCAGTACTGAACTACGCTTTGCAGCAACAGGATGAGTTAGTTCTGTTCTCTAATGAGAACCAGTTCAGACTTTACTCAGGTGACAACGTAACGTTCTCTCCAGAAACAGCTTCTGTAGGTCGTATAAGTTCCATTAGTATGGAATCAAAAGTTAAACCTCAACAAGTTGGACCCCAAGTTATATTCCCTGTTAAAGAAGGTGACTTCACAGGGCTACATACTTTTATTACTACTGACCGTACTGTTGGTATTAACCTCGGACAAACTGCCGTTATAACAGAAACAGTACCGAAGTACATACCAAAAAATATTGATTCATTAGCGGTTAGTAGGACAGATCAATATCTAATAGCTCTTAGTAGTGATGATCCAGACGCTTTATATATCTACCAATTCTTCTGGGAAGCTTCAGCAGGGTCTTTAAGTAACAAGCAAAACGCTTGGAGTAAGTGGACGTTCCCTAACAAGAGTATTTATTGGTGTGATTTTGTTGAGGGGACGTTGTTGAATGTAGTTAAGTACACAGAGAACAGTACTGTTAAGTACTACCTAGAAGGTATCAACGCTTCTAGACCTCCTCAAATTGAGCAGGATCTATTCCTATTAGATAGGCAGTTATCTAGTTCTATTACTACTGATCTAGGTGCTGTCACTTTTAGTTATAGCGGTCTTACCAACAAAACTACTGTTACTCTGCCTTACTACACAGTAAATCCAAGTCAGTTCATTGTTATCAAAAAGGATAAGACTGATGCTAACGAAGCTGAAAAACGTTGGGTCGTGGCTGCAACTATTCCTGGGGGTGTTAATACTTTTGTTTGCGACAGCTTGGGCGATTTTAGTGGAAGCTCTTGGGTCTTTGGGGAGAAATATACGTTCAAGTTTGAGCCACCTCAGCTCATGCCCTATGCAAGAACTGCGACTGACAACACTTTTATTGGTACTCGTACTGGTCGCCTCCAGCTACGATATATGGATGTTTACTACAATGATGCAAGGTACTTCACAGTAGAAGTGACACCAGATTTTAGAGATAAGAATACTTATGAATTTGACAGACGAGATCCTCTTAACGCTAATATTGTTTTAAGTCAGGCTTCATCTTTTGATGAGTCTAAATTTCGTGCGTATATCCAAAGTAAGAACGACCAAGTTAAAGTAGAAGTAGTAAACGACAGCATTGATCAAGCTAAGTTCGTCGCTTTAGAGTGGACTGGCTTGTACTTTGATGTAGCGAGGAAGTACGGTTAATGAGTAACTTTTTAGGAGGACCACTTCCAAATTTTAGTGGAGGATCTACTGGAGGAGGAGGAGGAGGAAGTGCCGGTGCTACCGCTGGAGCAGGAACCGCTGGTGCTAGTACTAGTTTCTTCTCATCTCCGGGCGCTTTAAGTGCGATGAGTACAGTAGGTAACCTTGCTGCTACTTATTTTGGTCATCAAGTTAGTAAGTATGAAACACAACGTCAAAACTCTGAAGCTGAAAGACAGTACTGGGAACAGAAAGGAAACTTAGAAAGACAGAACTATAGAGAATATGAGGTACAGCAAAGGCAGTGGTTAAGGGATAGCACTTATGTTGAACAACGTAAGCAGTATGAAGAGAAGCTTAAGACACAAAGAGCTGGGTATAAAGGTGAAGTAGCTGTTGCTGCTACTGAGAACTTAGGTAGACAGTTAGCTGATTTAGATGCTCGGTTCTATGAAGACACAGCTAAAGACACCATAGAACTTGAGACACAGAAAATGAATAGAGATGCTATTGCTGCTAAGAAGTCTGGAGTTGCAGCAGGAAAAGTAGGACGTTCTGTTAACGCTGCTAGAAATCAATATAATCAGATTTACTTAGCAACCCTCAGTAATAAGAACGTAACTAAGAAGTGGAGAATAGCTGATAAGTTAGGAGCTGCTGAAGCTGAAACTATTAGAGCTGTTAACGCTGTTAAGGATATTCAGGACTACATACCAAATCCTGTTAACGATCCTCTGAAACCTTTAGCTCCTTTACCAGTTAGAGGAATTATGCCAGCTAAAAAAGCTGGTCCTTCTAGCCTCGCTATGGTTACTAAAGCTGCTGGCAACGTTATAGACGGGGTCAAGTATTACCGATCTATGCAACCCACAGTCGGCCAAAATTACAACAGTGACGGTTCTGTGAAAAACACACCACTATTATCTGGGGAGACACAAAAAGGAGGATTACTACAGTAATGGCTTTAGATTTTAACAGCGGTTCTGTAACCCCTCAACGCAGAGGAAAGGATTACACCAAGAAAGCTCAACAACCAGCCGCAGGAGGAGTACCTGACGCTGCTCCTAGAGAACCACGTCCTATTGGTGGACAGCTTCTCGATATGCACAAATATGAACCAGGTAACTGGGGAGAAGCTATTGAAGCTATAGAAGATTTTGTAGGTAAAGGTGGTGGATTAGGTACTCTTAGTAAGTGGGCTTTTGAGAACCACGTTAAAGCTGCTGAAAAGGATGCTGATGCTTTAAGAAAGCAGAGGACACAAGCGTTCTCAAGCTTTAAAGCCATAAGCGATGAGACTAAAAAACTTCAAAAGAAGAAGCAATATGATCAAGCTAAACAGAACCGTATTAGTGATCCTTGGACTAAGTTCTTCTACTACGACTCCTTAGCTCAAGATGCAAAGGTTGAATCAGTTTTAAAGTATAACGATTGGGGTGGTAAGAACTTATCTCGATTATCTCAAGTAGAAGATGATTCAGAGATAGCTATTGAGTTAGCAACTAAAGCGTCAGAACTTACTTCAAAGTACGACTATTTACCACAAACCTTTAAAACAAACGTTGTTGACTCAGCAATGGGTCAAATCACGGCTGAGCTTAAAAAATCCATAGTTGAGAAAAGGCTTGAGAACGGTGATCTTATAGCTAATAAGACTGGTAAATCAAAGGTTCTTAATGGTCTTAGAACTATGGTTACAATCATTAAGACTAGTAAGGGTGGCTTAACTCCACAAGCTCAAAAAGCTTTTGAAACTCAGGTTCAGGATGCTAGAGGTTATCTTATTCAGTACTACGGTGGGGATGAGAAAAAAGCTAATGAAGTATTAGGAGAAGCCTTTACCAAGTTATACATTGATGTAGATAAGCCTGGAGATATGCTTCAAGGTAAAAACGATGTTGTTGAGTATGCTGCTGGACCTATAATCCAAAGAGCTTTAGGGGAAATAAAGACTAAAGAGGGAATACTTCTATTAGATCTAGTAGGTAAAGACGGTAAAACTTATAGAGAGATTCTTGAAACCGGTTATAAGAGTGCTTACAGCCTTATAGATATGGCTGATAAAGCTACTCTTGCTCAGATTAAAAGAGCTTCTAAAGAGTGGACTAATAACGCAGACCTCACAGCAGCCAAAGCTTTAATTGACTTTGAGGAAAAGGAAGGTAGAAAGCCAGATGCCGCTGAAAGACAGAGAATGGCTGAGAAGCAAATAGCAGACCTAGGAGTAGCAGGTTTTACTTATTCAGGTAAATCAGGAGCAGACGGTTCGAAGTATATCTATGATCTCTATGCAGCTCCTGTAAAAGAACCTACAGCTAGGCAGACTGAAAATTTCCAAAGAAGAGTAAATAGAATGAATACTACTGGTGAATATATAGATGCAGATTTTTCAGCAGAGCTGAGATCTTGGGGTTTAGGAAAGATGGTTGAGGAAAACAGAACTGCGGTTAATAAGTGGAGAAGTGATAAGTATCAATCTTTAAGATCTACCATTATTTCAGATTTACAGAATGCTAATAAAGTTCGGATCTTAGGTCATGAATCTCTAGCTACAATAGCCAATGAAGGGGCATCTGGTAAAGCAAAGGCAAAGAACGCCGACTTAGCTGTTGAGCAATCAAATATACGCTTAAGAGATGAAGTAAATGAGATTATAGATGAGGTAATTGATAACGCTCTTAAAGCTGATCCAAACGCTTTAACTAACTCTAAAACTAAAAGGGATATCTATAACGATATTAATGACAGACTTTCTAGCCAACCTCAATATAGTGATCCAAACTTCTACTACAACATCAACCTTCCAGATGGAAACGCTAGAGGTACTCAGTATAATAATATCCCTGATTTCAGTAGAACTACTAAGAACAAAGATGGTTCTTGGAACATAGAAATACTAAGTTTAGATAACGGTGCTACTTGGTCTAGCTCAGCTATTACAGGATTTGGAAGAAATGAGGGTACAAAAGATGAAGTAAAACTATTTCTAGATAGACAATTTATCTTTGATGAACCTCAGATAAATGAGCTTATTAGAGCTTTAACTACTAACGATATGTATGGAGTAAGTCAGGACACTAGAGATGTAATGAATAATTTTGAATACGCTACTGGTGGTGCTATGCCTATGAATGAGGTAGTACTACAACAGATACAGAAATATTCACCTAATAAGCGTTTAGGTCCGATATGGAAAGCTAACGCAAAACTACTTCAAGGAGCTTTCATTAACTATGACGCTGCTCCTGCTGATTTCACACCTTATGATGTAGCTCTTAGTCATAACGAAGCGGCTGGTGACTATAAGTCTGGACTATCTACAGATGGTAAACAACTTAACAGAGTTAGATTTAAGTTAACCCGTCCTACAGGTCAAGTAGGTAACGATGCTATGCCAGCTCCTGTTGGTGGAAACATCGTAGATAGTGGTACTCACGATATTTATGGTAACTATATAATTATTAAAGCTGAGGCTCACGGTCCTGGTTATCGTAAAGGAGATCGAATCATGATTTCTGGCGGTTCAAAAATACTTGTCACTAGTGGTCGTGTATCAATAGGTCGACAAGTAATGCTCACTGGTGGGATTAACGGTACAACAACCGGAGGTCTTAACCCTGGACAACTTCAAATGACCATCTTCAATCCTGGTGAGGGCTTCCCAGCTCGATTAGACCAAAAGATTCAATCACACCAAGTTGATTTCTTAAAAGAAAACCTCTACCCACTCATTCGGAGAATCAAATAAATGGGAGCTTATTTTACAGACCGTCAAGGTAACACTAGATATGTACCTGATGACGCTGAATATAAAAGATTAGATGATGCTGAGTGGGGAGGTGGTGGAGATTCACCTAGTAGTGAGGAAAAAGGGTCTAGCACTGCTACTCAGGAGAAGCCAAAAGAAGAAGAACCAAGAACTGTTCCCGATAAGTGGAGTGATGTAGGTAGTCAAATAAGACAGGGGTTTGCTAAAACTGTTCAAAAGGTTGCACCTTCTGATAAAAGAGCTGAAGCAATATCTGAAAGAGAAGAACTAATTGAAGCCAATAAAGCAGATGATCCCCTATTAAAAGATGAAGCTATTCCAGGTGCTTATAGAACAGCCCAGTCTGCTCTTGATGGTCTTGTTTCTTTACCTTTACAAGCTGAAGCTACTGGTTATTTAGATCCTTCTTATATAACTAGAAAGCTAGGTCTTGGTGGTTTTATTGATACTCTTACTGGTGGACAACCTGAGTTTGAAAAGCAGCTACACGAAAAGTATGAACTAAATCAGAAGGAGATAAAACAGTATGGCCGCGTAGATGGTCAGCCTCTTGGTTGGAGAGAGGGTTGGTTAGGAGGTCAGTACCTCAGTAAAGACAGTGATTTCTATAAGAAGAACAAACCAGAATCTGAGATTGTAGATTTAGGTGCACAAATAGTAGGAGTTATAGGTACAGCAGGGGGTATAAGAAAAGGTCTTTCTATGTTAGGGGTGTTAGGGACTGGAGGTGGAACCTTCAACGCTATGAAGGGTGCTGCTGCTTTAAAAGGTGCACCACTAAAAATACCTTTTGCTCCTAATTGGGTAAGCGTTCAAGCAGATAAACTAATTACTAGTTCAGCTTTCTTCTTAAGAGCTTCAGCTCCTGAAATAGGAGAGGAGTTAGCTCTTTGGCCTCCTGAAATACCAGAATTATCTACAGGTTATGAAGAGCAATTAGAAATATGGGACAGAGCTGCTACCCCTAAAGATAAATTAAATCTTAAGAGAGCTTTCTTAGCTGAAAACCCAACTGAGTACAACTACTACAAAGAGCAGACTCTACAGGCTCTTATGGGAGGAGCTATTGTTGGCGGTGCTAAGTGGTCCTATAACATACTTTCTAATGTTTTAGACGTAGGGTGGACAGCCTTTAAAAATATCAAGCTTGGTACAAAAGCTAGTGATGCTTGGGAAGCAGCTTATAAAAAATTCCAACCAGATATAGAAGCAAACGTTAAAGGAGCTGTTGATGAAGGCATACAGATAAAGCTAAATAAAGATATAGGAAAAACAACTACTGATTTTGATGTATCCGTAGGAAAGGGCATACCCGAAATATCATCTAGTGCACGTGAAAATGCAGAAACTTTCCTAGTTAAAACAAAGAACGCTCTAGACGCTCAAGCTGATATATCTAAAAACATAGATTTAGAGTCTACTTCTATACCAGAACAGAGAGCTGCTCTTATAGAAGGACTTAAAGCCTCTAAGAAAAAGCTTCAAGTTAGTAGTCAAGCTTCCATCATTGCTAAGACTAAACTTCTAGATAAAAGAGCTGCTGCTTATAGAGTTGCTCAGCAGAATGATCCAGATTGGTTACTACAAGGTAAGCCATCTAGAGGTGAAGCTCCCAATCAACGAAGACTTCGTCTATTGAATAACGCAATAGAAGAGATGAAGCGTCTTGAGGAGATAGAAATTAAGTTAGAAGACTTAGAAGCTAAAGAACTTGAGTTCCTAGCTCAGAACTCTGCTTACCGTAACGCTCAGAGTCAGCAGTTAGAAGCCTCTAATGACTTCCAGAAGTTTATTACTGAAACACAGCAACAGGTATCTAAAGAAGCTGATCTACTAGATGCTAGAAATAAAGCTGTTGATATGGATGATGCTAATAGAACACGTTTAGGAGAGACAGTAGAACCAGACACTTATGGAACCTCTAATACTGTTCTCCTTCATGGTGAAGTTAAGGCGCTACTAGATGAAGCTCAAGCTGCTATAGATAACAATCAAGTATCACCTGAGTTCTTAAGTGATTGGGTTAGAAGATTTGAAGAGCTAAACGTTACTGCTGTTGATGAGGGTGTATCAGCAGCTCCTATTAAAGCTGTAGGTTCACAACCAACTCCTGATGAAGGACTCTTAGGACCAAAGGTTTCTCCTACTGAGATACCTGTTCCTGTAGATAAGGATGGATTAGTAGACGATGCTTTGATTAATCAAGGTATAGATCTCTCTGATGAGATGCCTTTAAACGTTACTAAAAAGTCTGATAACGTTCGTGAACAGCTTGTAGAATCTCTAGGAACTGGACAACAAGCTAGAGGTTTAGAAGCTCTTAATAAAGTAGGTGATGAGGTAGATGAACTTATTGAAACACTAGAAGCAGCTAAAAAGTTTGACGCAGAAAACGGTACTAATACTTTTGAAGATAATCTTGAAATTTTCAGAGCTACTAACGCTTCAAAATATACAGCAGATATGAGCGATCAAGCTCTACTTAAAGTTGTTAATGATCGAATAGTAAA